TATTTACACAATGTGGATATAAAAAATTACTTGGCCAAACCACAATCCTCCCTGCTTTTTTTTCTACTGCCCATTCTTTTGTTGTATCAGGATACCTAAAACAAAGTTCTCCACCTTCGTAATCATTATTTAATAAAAGTATACAACTAAAAGTTCTTGGTTCTTTGTCAAAATGATCAACATGGTATTTATAAAAACCACCTTCTTTATATTTTAAAACATCTATATTTTTTATTTTTAAAAATTTTGGATTAGAGTCTTGTATATTAATTTTTTCAAAATATTCTCTAATCGCTGTACTAAAATAATAATGTAAAAGATTGTGACGATGACAATGAGTTAAAGAAGAATTTGGACTTGTTAAAGGATACGCGTAAGTATTTCTAATACTTTGATCTACTACCCGAATCTCTTTTTCTCCACCCCCCACATAAGCTGGAGTAAAATCTAAAGAATTTGAAAATTTTATAAGACTACTAACTATATTTATTGGAATTAGATTATCTCTAATAAACACGTAATTTTTTAAGTCCATGATTTTCTACTCCAAAAATTTTTTTTATAATTATGTAAAATTGTAAAAGGATAAAACATACTTCTTTTTTTAAGTTTATCTGATGATTCTCCTTTTATTTTCATTTTCCATCTATCTCTTTTAAAAGGAATAATTTGAACGTAAGGAGTTCCTTTTTTTATTATTGTATCTAAAACCTCATACTTATCTCCGTTTACGACTATTGGAAAATTAATTTCTTGATGATATGTATCTGTATCAACAATTCCAGGAATAATTGAAAATCTATCATCACTATTATTTAAAGGTGGCACAAATAAACAAGAGTATCCTGGAGGTGTTTGAATAATCCAAGGATTTAATATTTTGTAAAAAGGCAAACTTTTATTTTTTTTATTAATTGGAGACCCTTCTAATTGTTCGTTAGAATGACTATCAGGATTTTGTGTGTTTACATTTATTCTTTCAGATTTCATTAAGTGTGCATCTATAGTTCCTGTTTTCCAAAAACCATCTTTTTGACCTGTTTCTTCGTTATCTACATTATGTCTTATTTTTATATCTATTGGAACTTTTAATAAATATCCAGTAGTTATGGAATCTAAAAAAGGCATACAACCTTTAACAGTTCTTTTATCAACAGAATGTTTTAATTTTTTATACCACTCCGGTATATTTAATTTTATTGGAATAGGTTGATCTTGTTTTGAATCAACATATTTTTCATTAGCTATAAATTCTATTGTCTTTCTAAACATAAATAAATTTATACGTTAAAAAACGTACAAAGTAAACTATAAAAGTTGGCTACAATGAATTGCTGTAACACCTTGATCCTCAACATATTTTTCTAAAGAAGAATTTAAAGGTGTTCCATCAGAATACAAACCAGTTGTTTCATCGAACGTTGCACCATCAGATGGGTCAGTAATTAAATTGTTAACATCTATATTAGTTATAAAATTTTTATATGTTGTAACAGAGCTAGCTAAAGGTTTTGAAGAATTTATTTTTAACCACTTATTCATTGCATCAATTTTAGTATTAATTTCACTCGTTAAACCAGCTTTAAAATTGTGTGCTACAGATAAATCTATTGTGTTTACAGTTTCTCCATTTTTAGAAATTATTGCTTTTTCTTGTAATCTTACAGAGTTAAAAAGTTCATCTGATACATTCACCATGTCATAATTTAAAGAATTTCCATTCCAATTATTATCTAACACAGTTTGATTTTCAGCAATATTGCATAAAGCACCTGTTTGATCGTTTGAATCTTTTCTAAAAATAAATATAGCCATTATTCCCCTATATTTTCATAAATAAATAAAGCACCACTGCCACCAGCTTGTCCAGATCCTGCGGGATCACCTTGAGCTCCACCACTGCCGCCACTACCATATTCCACCCCACCTGAGTGAACTTTTTTATCAGCGCTTACAGCAGAGGCAAACAATGAACCTGGTGCTGATCCAGCACTTCCTCCGCTAGCGTTCCCACCTTGTTTTGGGCCACCTGATCCGCCGCCACCGCCGTTAGCAGTTCCAATATTTGTTAGTGTAGTTGCTTGACCTGTTTGACCAGCATTTCCATTTGTAATAGGACCAGCAGGACCTCCACCATTTCCCCCTGCTCCAACAGTATAATTATGTGACTCGCCTCCAGAGATAGGAAAACCATAAACTCCAAAACCACCTTCTGCACCGGGTCCGCCATCACCAGCTGAGTTTCCCGGAAAATTTCCGCCTCCGCCTCCGCCGCCTCCGCCAGCGTAGATATAAGCTAATCCAAAATTGGCATTATTACTTGTAGTGTGAGAACCATTAGTTCCATCTGTTACCATTAACGTTGGAACTTGGTTTGCACCTCCAGCGGAACCTGTCGCTGCTGCAACAACTCTTCCAGAGGAATCAATAGTTACGGTAGATGTTGTAAAAGTTCCTTTAGCTGATTTTATAATTCTTGGCATTAATTATCTTTCCTCCCTAAAATTAATCAACCATTTCTACATAAGAAACATGAAAAGCTAAATCGTTAGCAGCTCCTGCTGTAACAGCTATAATGTCTGTTTCGTCTAAATAGATAGGTCTAGCAATTAAATCTAATGTTGAATCTGCAGGCACAGATATTGTGCTTGCAATTTTAAAATAAGTTGAACCATTGTCGTTACTAATTTCTACCGTTGCATCAACAGCACTAGTTCCATCAATATTGGCTAATAATATTGTATCAATTCTCACTGCAGTTTCTGCAGGTACATCAATCATAGTAGTTCTGTTTGTATCAGATAAACTACCCATAGCATTCTTAGGTGTAATTGTTGCTATATTTGCTAGATTCGGTGTTGCCATTTTTTATTCTCCTTCTATATTAATACCCGAAAACCATGGAGAAGACAATACCTTTTCCATCAGTCGTTATTTTTTGTGTTGAGCTAGTACCATTAGCGTTAGTTAATTTACCAACTCCTGTCCCTTTTGGCACTAAAGTAAGGTCTATATTAGAGTCTCCACCGACCGCTGAAATAGTAGGACTATTACCAGTTGCAGCGTTTGTTATGTCAAAGTGATTGACCGCAGAGGCTGTTGTTTGAAATTGTAATTGTTCATTACCATTTTCATCACGTATTCCATGATCATCATCAAAATCTATCATGAAAGAATTAGTGTCTAAATTACCACCTAGTTGTGGTGAAGTATCATCAACAACATCGGAAATACCAGTTCCGATTGCAAGAGTTAATATTTTTGGGTCTGTTGTATCAGGACTCCCTGATGCAAAAACTATTTTATCACCTTTATCTGTTGCTGAAAAAGTAAACGTATCTCCTGAACCAGTTGCATATTTAAACTGAACCGTGTGAGATCCTGAAGTTGAATTTCTTAAAATATAAAAGTTTTGTACATCATTTGGAATTGTTACAATCTGATTACCAGATATAGTTCCAGTAAACTCTATCATTCTGTGTGCGAGTTCTGCACCAGTTGCTCCATCACTAACAGATAAAGCCGTCGTCTGTGCGCCACCATTAATATCTTTTTGAGTAAACCCACCAGCTATTTGTTCTACTAATTGTAAATTTGTATTAGTTTTCGTACCCCATGTACCGGCATTTTCTCCAGTTGCCTGAAGTTCTATACCTAAAGGTGAAAATGTTGATGCCATAAATTATCTCCTATGCTACGTCACTATAACTTGTATTTGACCCAGTTGCAACACTTGTATACGACGTATTTGAACCAGTGTCAACGTCTTGATATGCTTGAATTCCTATTTCTCCTATAGAAAATGTTGCAGAAAAACCTGTTAATCCCATTACAACAGGTGGACTTAAAGAACCAACAGAAGCGGTTGCAGAAACTCCTGTTAATCCCATCACATCTGCAGGTGATATTGATCCTACTGATAAAGTTGTGGATTGACCTGTAGGAATTACAATAGGACTTGAATCAATTTCAATACTACCAACTGATGTTGTAACAGAAACTCCTGTTAATCCCATTACATCTGCAGGAACTAAAGATCCTACAGAGGCTGTAGAAGAAACTCCTGCTGGAGTTACGAGTGGACTACTATTAATTTCAGGAGAACCTACACTAGCTGTAGCAGAAATTCCTGTCACACTAAAGGCAACGCTACCTATTATTGTAGGAGATCCAACACTAGAAGTTAAAGATACACCTGTTAATCCCATCACATCTGCAGGACTAATTGATCCTACACCTGATGTTATTTGTGAGCCTAAAGCGAGAACTACAACTTTGTTAACAGAGTCTCCATAAGGCTCTTCACCCCAGCCATTTCTACCCCAACCTACAAGTGTTCCAACACTTGCTAATTCTCCTATTGCAGAGGTTATTGATAAACCTGATACTCCAACTACATCAGCAGCTGTCACCGTTCCAACTGAAACTGTTGCAGAAATTCCTGTTGGTGTAGTGATGGTTTGAGGAAATCCTTCTGCAGTGCCTTGTGAGGAAGTAATAGATAAACCTGTGGGCTCAACAGAAAACTCTACGCCCCAACCAGAATTACCATATTGTTGTCTACCCCAACCCTCAACGTTAAAAGATTGTGGTGTTCCTAAGGCTGTCGCCGCTCCGGGTGAAGATAAGGAAACGGTAATAACATCATCTTGCCACTCGTTAGAGCCCCAAGTATTTGTGCCCCAGGTTGATGCCATA